ATTAAATATATTAGCAAAAGATAAAACTAAACAAGCCTTTAATGGTGTTCGTGCTGGATTAACAAATTTAAGAAGTGCAGTATTTTCAGTTCAATCAGCAATCATTGGTATTGGTGGTGGACTTGCAGTTAAATCAATTTTAAATGTTGGCTCTACTGTTGAACAATTAAGATTAAGATTTGCCTTTTTATTTAAAGGTGTAAAAGAGGGAGATAAAGCATTTCAAGGTTTAATTGACTTTGCATCTAAAGTTCCATTTTCATTAGAGGAAATACAAGCTGGTGCTGGTAACTTAGCAGTTGTTACTAAGAACGCAGAAGAATTAAATGAAATATTAAAACTTACAGGGAATGTTGCATCAGTAACAGGATTAGATTTTAGAACAACAGCAGAACAAATACAAAGATCATTCTCATCAGGTATTGGTAGTGCAGATTTATTTAGAGAAAGAGGTGTTAGAGCATTATTAGGATTTAAAGCTGGAGTTCAAGTTACAACAGAAGAAACAAAACAAAGATTTAGAGAATTATTTGGAGAGGGTGGAGAGTTTGAAAAAGCTACAGAAGTTTTATCTACTTCATTCACGGGTACATTATCAATGTTATCTGATAAATTATTTAAGTTTAGATTAGATACTGCACAAGCTGGATTCTTTGATTTTATAAAACAAGGATTGGCAGAAGTTAATAAACTTTTAGAAACAAACGAAGAAGTATTAGCTGATTTTGGTGCTAAACTATCTGCTGGTTTAATTGGTGCTACTAAAGGTATAATAATTGGTTCAGCAACAATAATACAAGCATTAAAACCAATATTTAGTTTTGTTGGTAATGCTGTTATTAATTTATTTGATGTTTTTAAATCTTTACCATCAGGTGTTCAAACTTTTGGTTTAGTTGGTTTTTTAATGTTAGGAACATTAGGAAAAGGAGTTCTTTTATTAATTGGTGGAGTATTTGATTCTCTTAGAGGTTTTTTAGGAGATTTAAGTAATGCTTATGCTTCTTTTTTAGAAAAATTAGTTGATGCTTTAGATTTCTTTAAAATATTTCCTGATAGAGTTGAGAATGGTAGAAAAGTAATTGAAGATTTTAGAAAAGCTGGAGAAAAATTAAAAACTCCAATGCAACAACTAAAAGAAGAAACAGAGGGTGTTAATGATGAATTAGATACATCTATTGGAAAATTAAAACAATTTTTAAATTCATTAGAAAGTAAAGCAATAATCTCTGCAAAACAAGTAGAGGAAATATTAAATAAATTAAAAGGTGCAACAGAAGAATCTAAAAAACTAGGAGTAGAATTAGGTAAAGTTAAAGATAATGTTCTTACAGGATTTAAAAAAGATTTTGAATCTATTAATGAAACATTAGGTAAAATGGCTCAAAGTGGTATTAAAGCATTTTCAAGAGGTTTAGCTGAATCATTAATTCTTGGTAAAGAATTAAATATGACTATGAAAGAAATAGCACAAAAACTATTAGTTGATATTGTAGCATTTACAATACAAATAGTTATTCAAGAAACAATTAGAAACGCACTTAAAAAAGAACAAGTAGATTCTGAAGCAAAAATTACAAATGAATTAAGATCACAAACTACAGAAATGAAAAAACAAGCGTTTTTAAGTTTATTTACGGGTGGTTCAGGTGGTGGAATACCTTTTATGGCCAAAGGTGGTGCTGTATCAAAAGGACAACCTACTGTAGTTGGAGAAAGAGGGCCTGAATTATTTGTACCAAACTCAACAGGCCAAATTACACAATCAGCTAGAGGCACAGGGGGTGGTGCTACTACAGTTAATTTTAATATCAACACAGTAGATGCTTCTGGTTTTGAAGAATTACTTGTAAGATCAAGAGGAACTATTACACAATTAATTAATAATGCAGTTAATGAAAGAGGGAGTAAAAACTTAATCTAATGTCAGGTGCTTTTCCAATATCTACTGCTAAGTTTGAATCTTTAGGAATAAAGTCTATTCAAAATACTATTATATCAAAAACTGTATCTGGTAAGAAACTTGCTAGACAAATAGATGGTCAAAGATGGGGATTTACTGCTAGAGTAATTACAGCAAAAAGAAGTGATGTTTATGGCGATCTTATGGCCTTTATAGTTAAACAAAGATCAGGCAAAGAAAACTTTACTATAATCCCACCAGAAGTAGAAGATGCTAGAGGTACTGCATCAGGTACTCCTCATGGAACAGCAAGTGCTGGAGATACATCTATAACATTAGGTGGTACAGGCACAGGAACTTTAAAAGCTGGAGATATGATTAAATTTGCTAATCATTCTAAAGTTTATATGGTCGTTGCAGATCAATCAGATATTTCTACAGGCACTCTAACTATTGAGCCACCTTTAACTACAGCAGTTTCTTCATCAGATATAACTTATGATAATGTTGCATTTACAGTTCACTTAACAAATGATGTTCAAGAGTTTGGTGTAGCTGGTGCAGATAAAGATGGTAATGCTTTATATCAATTTGAATTTGATGTAGAAGAAGCACTTTAATGAAAAAATATAAAATAACCCACAAGATAACTGCCGATTTTATTGCCGAAGTTATTGTGAATGAAGATCAAATAGATGCTAGTATTAACGATCTTAAAGAATACAAGAAACCTAATAGCAAATTTGAATATACTATGTTAAAAGGTACAGAAAGTGTAACCCAAACAACTTACGAAGAATATGACGAGAAGCCTAACAACAGCGATAAAGAACGAACTAGCGACTAATGATATTAGGCCTGTTCATCTTATTACTATTGGTTTTTCTACTCCTGTTAATATAACAGATTGCTCATTTGATCTAACATCATCAGTTTCAGGCTCATCAGTTACCTATTCTTCTAGTGATTTTGTATTAGGTATATCTAATCATAGTGAACAAACAGATTTAACTAAAGCTAGTTTGAGTTTATCATTATCAGGTGCAGATCAAACATTTATATCTTTAGTTTTAAATGAAAATGTAACTAATGACACAGTAGATATTTATAGAGGCTTTTTAAATGATTCTAATACATTAATTGCTGACCCATTTCTTTTATATAAAGGTCATATAGAAAGTTTTGGGATACAAGAATCAGAAAAAGATAGCACAGTTGGTTTATCGATAGTTTCACATTGGGCTGATTTTGAAAAAAAGAATGGTCGTAAAACAAACAATGTATCACAACAAAGATTCTTTAGTACAGATGTTGGAATGGATTTTAGTTCTCAAACTGTATTAGATATTAAATGGGGTAGGGCGTAATGGGTTGGAAAAAATTTGTAAGCAAAATTACTTCTCCTGTTTTAAAAGTATTAGGAGTTAATCCTTTTGTTGCTTTAGGTATTAGTTTATTTTTATCTTGGATATTAAGACCAAAAGTTCCTGAAATAGAAGATTTTGGAACTAACTCTTTTGATGATTTTGAAAGAGGATTATTAGTTAATAAACAATCTAATGACGCAAACATTCCTGTAATTTATGGAGAAAGACTTACAGGGGGAACTAGAGTTTTCATGGAAACTTCTGGTACAGATAACACTTACTTATATATGGCTATCGTTATGGCAGAGGGAGAAATAAACGATATAACTGAAATTAGAGTAGATGATAAAATAGTTACATTTGCATCTAGCTTATCAGATGGTTCAGCAGTAGAAGTAGATAGTTCTGATGCTAATTTTTATAAAGATAGCGAAAGTTTAATTAGATTAGAACCACATTTTGGAACTGATGGTCAATCAGCATCATCTTTATTATCTACATTATCATCTTGGGGAAGTAATCATAAATTATCTGGTCTTTGTTATTTAGCAATTAGATTAAAATGGAATTCTGACGCATTTGCTGGACTTCCTAAAATACAAGCAAAGATACAAGGTAAGAAAGTTAAAACATATAATGCAAGTCTTGTAGAGCAATCTGCAAGTTATCAAACAAATCCAGCATGGTGTTTATTAGACTATTTAACTAATACTAGATATGGAAAAGGTTTAACAACATCAGAGATAGATTTA